GGAAGTATCTGAATCCCCAATGGTAGATGTCCAACATCCGGTGGTACCTGTCAGGTGGCCTGCGGTTCCTGGCCAGCTCACGCTCGGCCTTGTGTCGGAAGAACTCATACCAACTGGCCATGCGATGGTAGGGATTGCGTACGGTGGCGAACCACCAGCGTGCATGTCCACGGTGTTCCAGGCATGCGTGTCCTTGGTTGTACAGCTCAATACCGTTGGCATCGAACCAGTGCTTGATGAACGTGCCGCCAGTCTTGGGCACGTGTATGTAACCAATGTCTTTCAGATGTATTTGTTGTCGATGGTAAATGATTCACCGCATCCACAGCTCGCGGTCTCATTTGGATTGAGGAACGCATATCCCTGATTCAGTCCCTTGGTGCGCCAGTCCATGGTGGTCCCATCCAGGTACTTGAGATTCTGCGTCTCCACGTATATCTTCACGCCCTTGTCCTCGAACACCTGGTCGTTGGGCAGTTGCTGTTCAGCCGCCTCCACCACGTATGACATGTTCGAGCATCCTGAATCCTTGACTCCGAAACGCAGACCAATGGCATGTTCCTGGGTCTTAAGATATGATGTGGCCTTTTCCGCGGCCTTGGGTGTCAGATATATCATGATGTTTTATTGTAAGGTATTTATAGCCGGGTTGTCAACCAATAAAAAACCCACTCATGGAGTGGGTTGGCTTGGAGCGTTCTGTATGTATGTCAGTTTCTCTTGCCCAGTGATCTTTTTGCCATCTTCTTGACTGTGTCTCGTGCCTTGTCCACTGGCATCTTGGCATCATCACTGCCCACGCCAAAACTTATGGTGTCCTGGTTCAGGTCCGTGACCATGTTCTTGAGAGGGGCCTGCTGTGACATCGCCTGTAGGTTGCCGAACGTGATGTTCACGCCCATGTTCCTGGCCATGTCGATGAAACTGCTGGTCTTCATTTCCGGCTTGGACTTGAGGTCCTCGCTCTTGCCGATCAGATATTGTACCAGTGCCGCCAGTTCCTGTGCTTCACCGCTGACCTCGTGTATCTTCATCAGCGTCTTTCTCTGCCCAGGTCTGGCTCTAGTTCTGTTTCTTCTGGTTCTGGGTCATCAAGACCCGGTATGTCTTCATCGTCGCCGCCTAGGTCTGGCTCTGCTGGTGTCTCATCACCAAACTCGCTGGGATCAATGCTCTGCTCACCTGTCATTGGTGACATTGCCGATGTGGCGTCTGCCTTGGACTGTTCCATTGCTGACAGCAACGCACCCAGTGTGGATGTCATGGAGTCCAGGTATGCCTGTGCCTCGTTCACTCCCACTTCGTTACGCATCATTTCTACCAGGCTAGGTAGATCCTTGTACTGCATGTCCGCAACATCTTCCATCCAACCTGAGATCTTGTCAACCATGTCCTGTGCCGCCAGCACCACCTGTGCTGTCTCCACCTCGGACTCGTTGACTATGGATTCACCCATCTTCTTGCGTTTGGAACCACATGAAGCCTCCTTGGCGTGTTGGCCCTGTGTGAGTTTCTTTTTAACCGCACTGCCAACTGCCTGGCCAGTTCCTACTCCTGCGCCTACTCCTGCGCCTACTCCTGCGCCTACTCCTGCGCCTACTCCTGCGCCTACCGCTGTACCTACTCCTGCGGCCTGGCCAACTTTTTTAATTCCTTTGGCAAGTGCTTTACCTACCGCACCTGCGCCTCTGGCTACTCCACCTATTATGGGTGCAATTTCATCAACTTGATCTTCGTCATCTATCTTCTTTTTTGGCTTTGGATAATAGCCAACTTTCCTGCCTCTCTGTCTTGGACCAAATGGATTGCCCTCTTCCATGTCGTCCTCTTCTTCCTCATCCTGCTGGATGCCCGGAGCGATTGCGTTGGCCACCGCTGACTTGTATGCCGTGCCGTTTGCGTAAGAAGGACTGTCCGCACCTGCTTCAGCGATCCTGGCTTTCAATGCCTGTTCCAGCATCAACAACTGTAGGTATGCCGGTGATTTCTCGCTTGTGTGTAACTTGGTTGTGTTCTTTGCCTCTTTGATCAATGCCCTGGTCTTGTCCAGCATGCTTCTTGCCGCTGACTCAGATATGCCAGAAACATCCACCTTGGGTTTGAAATACGATTTCATCACCTTGGTGATCAATCTAACGTCTGTTTTTGGTGCTATGTCTGTTAATTTCATTGTCCAATTCCTTCTCTTGGATGTATTTAGCCAGTTTGATGTACTGGTTGGCATCTTGCTTCAACGCCTTGATCTCTAATACTGTCTCCTGTGCCCTGATTGCCGCAGTTAACCTTCTCTCTTTGTCTTCACTGTTGTGGATAGTGTTCTCGGCAACTGCAAGATCAAACATCCTACGCTGTATGATCTGGTCAAGTCTCTTCAGCGAGTGTGCCTCGCATTTCTTGTGGAACTTTTCCAGAGTGCAGTACGTCGTTGCCATCTGCGAACTCAAGAACTCGTGTACCTCATTGGCATGATTGAACACTTTGAATCCGTCAGGTGATCTCACGATCCTGAACCTATCAAAAGCCAGATAGTCGTTCTTCCGTTTGACGATGATGTTCTTGCGAACCTGTCCCAGACTTTCGTGGGCAAGGGTCCTTAGACGCTTGTACGCCTCGGCCTGGTGCATGGTACTAGGTGAGATGCCAAGAGAGGAACCAGCCAATCACTGCCAGGAGACAGGTTATGACACCTATGCCCCATTTGATGAGTTGCTGATTGCGTTTGTCGTTCTGGCCCACCACGAGATCCTTGATCTCATAGACCACCGTTTCCAACTTGCCAACTTTCTTTTCCACCGCGTCCAGTTTGTTTTCCAATGCCTCGTACCTCTCGGCACATAACTCGACGTGGGCTTCTAAGTTCTGTTTCTCAATCTTGGTAGTACTCATTGATACCTATAATTTCCGCCAAATGGAATTTATCACACGACCTATCTGTGTTTAGTATTGAGCCTGTTTGAGCCTGAGTTATGTGTCTTGTATGTGATGCTTTATACTGATTATTTATCATCAGTTATTCAAATCGTGCATGAAGAAGGTGTTGCGCCTGGCACCCAGTGTGTTGATGGTGTTGCCGATCCGGGCAGTCTCTTCCAGTCCGGTGATGATGGGCACTCCGTCAAAGTCCTCCATCAGTGCCTGTAGCCGTCCATTCTGGTTGTCGAATGCCGAGGGTTGCTCCACGTCCACGGCGAACATCCACACGTTGTACCTGAATCCCACTGACTGCAGGTAGTGTTCTCCAAAATTGTATGGGCTGATGTCCTGTTCCTTCAACTGCGTGGGTGGCAACATCAGCGTGGGCTGGTTACGCATGCCTATCAGTTGCAGGAAGGTCTCGAAATTGCGTTGTTGGTTACGCAGTCTGAGGTCGTGCTGGTTCTTGGGCCTGCCCGTGAACTTGGTCTCAGTGATGTCTGCCAGTGTCCAGCAGACTATCATTCTTCTCTAACCAGTTCCACCATGACCTTCAGCCTGTCCAGGCAGTCCTTGACTGCAGGATTCTTTTGCAGTTCGACCCAGTGCTGGTTGTAGATCCATTGCACGGAGAAGAAATCCTTGTTGTCGATCATCTGTCGCCGATCATGTGGTTGTCCCATCTTGCGGCGATACACGGTCTTGCCCTGGTCCGGACTCTCATAGGTCCAGAGTTCTTTCTGTTTATACATTGCCATGCAGATATTTAAGCCAATAAAAAAGCCCACTGTAAAAAGTGGGCTTCTTTAAGTATAAGTTTAAGTTAAAACTTATTCTGCAACAACCGCCGCTGTTAAAATTGCTAACGCTGTGTCATTGACTGTAGCACCAGATAAGTCAACAGAGTCAACTGTACCTAAAGCACGAATTGCTGTCTGTAATGTAGCCGCTACAATCGAGCCGTTGCCACCGTTTGCCTCAACAGCAAATGTCTGCTGTGTGTTTGAGTCAGCCAATGGGCCAATGCATGCGATAGTTGCTGTATCCATGATAGCGTTCAATACTGCTACCTGAGCACCTTCTGGTCCTGCAGAACCATTGATTGCATTGATGTAATCAACAGTAAAGAAGTGTAGGTTACCACCAGTTTCAGTGTTAGTAGTAGTTGCCGCTGGATGTGTTCTTGTAAAAACTGCCATTGTAATCTCCTAAAATGTTTGGGATCTATTTCCCTACAAGTATTTAGTCCAAAAGGAAAAAATAATCACCTAGGATTATTTGGCAACGGCCTTCTTGTATATCTCGTGCAGGTCTGAGTTGATCGGACGCCTGGTGATCTGCACCAGTCGCTTACGCATCCATCCGTAGTCGCTGGATGACAGTCGGGGAGTCTGTACTATCCTACGCATACGCATCTGGTCTGCGTCAACATCTATCCTGCGTTGCAGTATCAACATGAGCTGTGCGAAATCCCTGGAATCCAGGTTGCCCGCGGCCATGTCCCTGAATATGCGTTTGATACGCATCTCCGGCAGGACCACGTCCCAGTTGTTGAACAGTTTGTCCGCATACTTCTTCTGTTGCATCACCATCACTATCATGTTGTACAGATCCGGCATGCTCATGCGGAATCCGTTGAAGTTGAGGTTGCCCACGATGGTCTGTGCGTATTTCATGGCCTTGGCCTTGTCCAGCTCATATAGGTCACGTAGCATCAGCAGGTGACTGAACATCTGCTGGGCGATGTCAGTGACGTCCTTGCCCTTGAACTGGCTGAGGCGCCTGTACATCCTTGATTCTACCAGATCCTTGATGAATTCCATCACTGTAGGTTCTTTGCGAAGTTTGATCTCGAGAAACGCAAGCGGTCCACGTACTTGAGCCCACCTGCCACGTATCCCTCGTGACCGGATTCGCCATCTATGCTGGCAGTGATGCCACTGCCCTGCTGGTCCAGTGATCTCACTATCTGTGTCTTGATCACTGCTATGGCGTTGAATAGTTTGAACACCAGGTCAACTGCCCTGGCATTTTCCTTGACGTGCTGTGTCAGGCGCTGTGCCTTCACATCCGTGACCTTGGTCGGCGCCCATTCAATGAACTGTTGCGCCATGTTGTTGAAGTTGCCTTCCCTGACCTTGGCATTGGCGAACTGCTTCATCAGTGCGGGCAGGTTGGATAACTTCTGGCTCCTCAGTGTCATGGGATTGAACAGCCTGGCTATCACGTTACGGTTGCTCTTGACGGTGCTGTCCAACTGTTGCAGTCGATCCATGGGCACGTCCACCTTGGGAGTGTCCTTCATCTTGGGTCCCACGAACAGTATGGATCCCTTGGGCAGTTTTTCCACCGCATGGAACGGCTTTCCGCTGTCCTGCGGTCCCGTCTTGTATGTGTGTACTGCCACCGCGGCCTGGCTGTTGGCGATCTGTTTGCCCAGATCCGAGCCAGCGTCCACGCTGTATGTCACGGTGTTGGGAGTGAACACGTAGGTGTTGCCCTGCTTCTGTGGTGTGCCCACGTACAGCAGGTCTCCCATGAAGAAACCCTGCAACCCTGCCGGAGTCTGTGACTCCAGTGGTCGCCACAATGACTTGTACATGTTGATCAGATCCGTGCGGTCTCCTGCACGCATCTTCAATACCTTTTCCAGTTCTTCCGGACTCTTGGCCATGCCCGAGTATGACTTGGCCATGAAGCCTGACTTGTCAGTCAACACGAACTGGCCGTCCGAGTCCCTGCCAAACACTATGGCTGGCCTGCCATCCCACTTGATGGTGATGTCCTGCGACTGCTGTGGCAGTTTCATCAACTGTTGTATGGCCCTGCTGGCACCATTGGCGCCGTCGTTGAATATCTCGTCCTCCGGATGCTCTATGCGGGCACCCTCGATGATCATGGACATGCCCTGTGTGACTATGCGGTCCCTCAACTGTCGCATGAAGTTGGCCTCTGTCATGGCATCCAGGTTCAGTCCGTCCCTGGCCAGTGTCTCCCTGGCATCCGCCACCAACTGTTCATAGTTGGGATCGGATTTGAGTTTCTTGATTATGGACTCCACGCTGGCCAAATCCTTGGTGGTACCGTTGACCAATATGCGTGCGATCTCTTCTGGATCCTTGGTGACCAGTTCGTTGGTGTCCCTGTTGAGCAGTCCGTTCTGCACGGAGAACTTCATGTTCCTGCCCTTGGCAATGCTGGCCAACACTATGGCCCTGTGCCTGCCCTTGAATTCTGATCCTGCTGGTGCACCTGCCAGTGCCCACTTCTGGTACTGTGAGTCACCAAACATGAAATCGGTCTGTACGAAACCGTTGAGTGCCTGTCCTTTGATGGGTGTCCTGTAATGCACTGACACTCCGGACTTGGCCAGGTAGTCCTTGGGCTCCAGTCCCTGTGACTTCACGTGCTGTGCCAGTTTGTTGTACAGTTCCTGCTTGGTGGTGGACTGTGTGTCCACTGCCAGATCCAGGTCACCGCTGGTGGGTGCTATGCCGGTTGATCCC